ATGTATCAACACGGTTCAGCAACACCCGATACTTTTTCTAGGCTTCCACCACCAGCACGACAAGATGCCGCATACAGTGACCCAGTCAGTCCAGTTTTCAGACAACCAGTGCGTCACCTTTTTGAAGGCGCTTTAAAGCACGTTTTAATCCAGGTCGGCCTGTCCTTGTTCCGCTTAATTTATCTTCAAATATTTGTTCATATCCTGCACAAACAAGAGCGTTTCGTTGCAGGTCTGTATTCTGGTCATTTGTTGATACCCTTACATAGCCAATCAGCACGCTGAATCTCCCGTCCAAAAGCACAAATCATGCCATGCAGGCCAGAAACCGCCATTATCTAAAACCTCGGTTTACGAGAACTCGGCACAAGCGGGGAGAAAATACCGTTACTCAGTACAGCGAATACCTGGACTAATCGACAAACATTCAGCGGTGGCCTTTCTGGTGAACTATCCGGCAATGCTTCTACAGCTGCAAAATTAAAAACTGCCAGGAAAATAAGCAATGTGGCTTTTGATGGTTCCTCCGATATCACATTAAAAGCAAGTCATGTTGGTGCGTTTGCCTTAGGGAAAACAGGAAGCACCGTTGCGAATGATAAAGCAGTTGGATGGAACTGGAGTAGCGGAGCCTATAACGCAACTATTAGTGGTGCATCAACGTTAATTATTCATTTTTATATGGGAGAAGGAAGTTGTCCTGCAGCTCAGTTTCGGATTAATTATAAAAATGGCGGTATTTTTTATCGTTCAGCCCGTGATGGTTATGGTTTTGAAGCCGACTGGTCCGAATTTTACACCACCAGAAAACCTTCAGCAGGAGATGTTGGTGCACTGCCGTTATCTGGTGGTCAACTGAATGGTGCACTGGGTATCGGAACATCCAGTGCTCTTGGCGGTAATTCGATTGTATTGGGTGATAATGACACGGGCTTTAAACAAAAAGGCGATGGTAATCTGGATGTTTATGCTAATAACGTCCATGTTATGCGCTTTGTCTCCGGAAGCATTCAAAGTAATAAAACCATAAATATTACGGGACGTGTTAATCCCTCGGATTACGGTAACTTTGATTCCCGCTATGTGAGAGATGTCAGACTTGGCACACGAGTTGTTCAGACCATGAAGAAAGGCGTGATGTATGAAAAATCAGGCCATGTAATCACGGGGCTTGGTATTATCGGTGAAGTCGATGGTGATGATCCGGCAGTATTCAGACCAATACAAAAGTTAATTAACGGAACATGGTATAACGTATCGCAGGTATAATCATGCAGCATTTAAAAAACATTGTCGCAGGTAATCCAAAAACCGTTGAACAATACCAGCTAACAAAGAATTTTGATGTTATCTGGTTATGGTCCGAAGATGGAAAAAATTGGCATGAGGAATTAAAAAACTTTCAGGAGGATACAATAAAACTGGCTTACACAGTTGAGGGAATAATTATTGCTATAGACAAGGATGTATCAGCAATTAATCCAGAAGGTTTAAGTGTCGTTGAGTTGCCTGATATTACAGCAAATCGCCGGGCTGATATTTCGGGCAACTGGATGTTCAAAGATGGTGCGGTGATAAAGCGAACTTATACCGAGGAAGAGCAAAGGCAACAAGCGGAAAATGAAAAGCAGAGCCTGCTGCAGCTCGTCAGGGATAAAACCCAGCTGTGGGACTCTCAGCTACAGCTGGGCATCATTTCCGATGAGAATAAACAAAAATTAACCGAGTGGATGCTCTATGCGCAGAAGGTTGAATCCACAGACACCTCCAGCCTGCCAGTAACGTTTCCCGAACAACCAGAATGAGAGAAGGCCCGCTATCGGGCCTTAATTTTTATTCAGGCTTTTGTGGCCATTCAGGATTTGCCGTATCCACACGGCTGACCAGAACACTGTAGCGTTCCCATGCTTCCAGTCGTGTGCGTTCCTCGTCTGTTGCCATATTCAGCCTGACAGCGCGTTCCAGCGGCTGGATGACTGATTCAGCTTCGGAAAGCAATGCGGCCTTTTGTGATTCGGCCTGTTGTTGCAGTTCCTGTTCTGTATATTCCCTCTTTACTACTTTACCATCCAGAAACATCCATTTTCCGTTATTGTCTGCGTGACGATTTGCCGTAATATCAGGAACTTCAACTATGCTTAGCCCTTCAGGATTAATAGTTGAAACGTCTTTACTGACAGCAACGATGATGTTGTTCTCATCGTAAGCAATTTTTATGGTGTCTGGCTGAAAATTCTTTTGTTCCTCATACCAGTTTTTGCCATCTTCGCAAAAGAGCCATACCACGCCCGCTTTTTTAGTTAGCTGGTATTGTTCCGGTGTTTTCGGATTCCCGGCCTTAATATTTTTCAGGTGCATCATCTTAAACACTCCCCACGTTGTACCATATTCCCCCAATCAATTTCTGAATTGGCCTTCTGGCAACAGTGTCGACAATATCATCCGCATTGCTGTTAATTGCGGCTGTTAAAACATAACCTGACGCATCGCCAAAGCCGTAGTCGCGCCATACGTTTTTATATTCAATGCTGCCAAGACGAATATCCCGAACGACATGATTATGCAGCCATGTGCTTAACCAGTTGTTTTCCCACACTGAACCATAAATATCGCCACTAGACGCAACTTGCGCACCACTTCCCAGCGCAAATCCCCCATCTGTTTTAAAAATGAAATCACCACCACCATCTGAACCGTTATTAATATGAACACCATCACCACCGTTATCTTTCCACAAAAACATACGAATTCTTCCGTCTTCGTTGGCGAATGTAATGTGGTGGCGGTAATTACTTTTTAATCTAAAATTGCTGCCATTAGATTCAATATCTTTATAAAGATGTAATCCTAACTCATCAATATGTCCGATGCGCGAACCATTTGAATAGAAGCTAATAATACCATCTCCATCTTGCCTAAATCCGGTGTCGTTATCTCCCAGAACAATGGAGTTTTCACCCAGTGCGTTATCAGTAGCTCCAATAGCTAGACCTCCTTTAATTTTGGCCCCGTGGCTGACAGATATAGCACCTGTTCTCAGATTTATAGCGAATGGCCTTAATGGGCCGATATTACCGTTTTCGCCTTGTCCTTCAGCCGTCGGAATGAAATGAAGAAAATCTTCTGAACGACGGAAAATTAGACCGAAGGTATCATTGAAAATTCGCAGCGCATTCACCGTGCCAATTTTCAGTTCTCCGGTCATTTTATCGCCGGAACGCTGAACGGCGTTACCAGCCTTGTTTACCGTTTCCTGTAAACCGAGGTATTCGATAACGGCAGCAACGGTCGATTTCGCAAGAATATCCCGCCCGACTTTTGTCAGGGTTGCCAGGCTGGCGACATCATTCCCCGTAAAATACGGAAACTTGCCTGCCGCAGTAGTAAGTCCGGCCAGCGCCGTCAGGGTGGCATCTTTCGGTTGCTTACCCGCAAGCGCGTTAGTCATGGTGGTCGCAAAATTCGGGTCGTTGCCCAGCGCCGCAGCCAGCTCGTTCAGCGTGTTCAGTGCATCAGGTGACGAATCTACAAGGGCGGCAATCGCAGCCATAACGAAAGCCGTGCTTGCGATTTGGGTATTATTCGTTCCCTGTCGCGCAGTTGGTGTTGTTGGCGTTCCGGTCAGTGCAGGACTATTTAAGGGCGCTTTCTTGTTCGTTTCACCCATTACCGCCTTAACCGCTTTTGGCGTTGCCGCCAGTGACTCGGAAGTGCTGTTGGTCGCACTGCTGAGCTGTACTATCCCCTTTTTCGTCGTGCTCGCATCCTCAAGCGCCACGGCGGATGCAATATCCTCTGCCCGTTTTGCTGCTGTCTCGGCGCGCGTTGCCGCGGATTCAGCAGCAACTTTGCTCTGAGATGCAGCCGTCGCACTGCCTGCCGCCTCTGATGCTTTCGTTGTTGCTGTCGTGGCACTACCTTTCGCTGCTGACGCTTGTCTGGTCGCCTCATCTTTTGAAGCAGACGCAGATGATGCCGATGACGCCGCTGAACTGGCTGACGATGCGGCTGCTGCCTTAGAGGAAGCAGCATTGTCTGCTGAAGTCTTTGCATTTGTTTCAGAGGTTTTTGCTGCAGAAGCAGACCTCGCTGCTGCAGTGGCTTGCTCAGTGGCTTTGCCAGCCTTCGTTGTGGCTGTTGAAGCGGATGATGCGGCGCTTTCTGCCGATTTTCCGGCGGCGGTGGCACTGGCTGAGGCCTGCCCGGCACTTGTTGACGCGGCACTGGCAGATAATGCAGCCGCTGTTTTTGAACCTGCCGCAGCTGAGGCGCTCTGTCCCGCTGCTGTTTCAGAAGACTTAGCGTTCGTCTCGGACGTTTTTGCCGCCTTCGCGGAATTTCCTGCCGCCGTTGCCGAGGAAGCTGCACTACTGGCACTTGATGATGCATTCGTTTCTGAAGATTTCGCTGCCTCTTTTGAGGCCGCCGCACCCCGTGCCGAGGTGGCAGCTTCTGACGCCTTCGTGGTCGCTGTGGATGCAGAAGTGGCTGCCGATTTTTGTGATGCTGCGGCATTCGTTTCTGACGTTTTCGCGGCACTGGCGCTGGTAGCTGCCGCGCTTTTTGATGACTCTGCAGCAGCACTTTTTGCTGCTTCACGGGCCTTTGTCGATGCCGTTCCTGCGCTGGAAGACGCTGACTGAGCCGACGACGCGGCCTGTCCGGCTGACGTGCTGGCGGCACGTGCTGAGGCTGCAGCATCGGTTGCATGAGTTGCCGCCTCGCTGGCTGATTTTTTCGCGGCTGCCGTATTCTGTGCAACCGCGGAGGCGTTACGTGACACCTCTTCCACCATCTGCTCAAAGCGGCGCAGTGCCTCCGGTCGGACATCATCCTCCGTCATGGCACCGAGAAAATCATTCAGCGTACCTGGTCTGGAACCTTCATAGACGGTAATGGTCCCGGCATGTGAAGGCGGAAAACCTTCAACCAGCAGGGTGACGCTGTACTGACCATGCTCAACATCCATGCTGTAACGTCCGGCTTCATCCGGATTTTCAGAGGCCACCGTGTTCACCACCATCGTGCTGCTGGTTCGTCTGGCCTTCAGCACAATGGTGCAGTTCTGTACTGGTTTTCCTGTGCCATCTTTAAGCACGCCAGAAATTTTTACTGTCATACTTTTCCACCAATAAAAAAAGCCCGCAGCAGTGACGCCACGGGCTTCAGGACAGTGTAACTTTACGTTTCCTCAAACGCAGTTCACCCCATAAGGTGGATGAACCTGCGTATCATAACAATATTTACAGAAGATAAATCGGCGTCTGTTGTCAGATACGGTATCCGATACCAACAATAAATGCATCCGTTCGCCAGTCACCACTACCGGAACCTTCATAAGCAAGGTCAATGGTCACGGATTCGGTCGGGTTAAACTGCACGCCAGCCCCCCACGCCAGAGACGTGTTGCTGTGGCGACCGTCATCACTTCCGGTCAGCACATCGTGCGTTTTCCCCTTGTTGTCAGTTACGCGGAGATAATCCCCGGAGAAAGTCGACACACGGCTGTAAGCCACACCCACCATCGCATACGCGCTGAACCATTCATTCACGCGTACAGACGGCCCCGCCATCACGCTGAACCAGCGGTTACGCACGGAATCTTCATGCCAGCGGGTATCGCTGTAGTGCGTTTTTTGCTCATCCTCAGCATTGGCATAACTGAAGGACGTAATCAGCCCCAGCGCGTCCGTAAACTCATAACGGTATTTCACGTTAATCCCGTTCAGATTATCGCTGCCGGGAGCGTTCGTACGGGCATGAAGATACCCCGCGCTCAGTGTGGACTGATGTTCAGACGCCCATGCAGGCGCACCGGATACGGACAGGCAAATGGCTGCGGACAAAATGGCTGCACAAACTTTACGCATAATTACCTCTCGCTTTTCTGCAATAAAAAAGGCGCCATTTCTGGCGCCCGTATATGGGTTATAAAATTCAGCTGATACTGATGCCTGCGGTGGCTTTCTTCATCACCACAACCAGCAAATCGCTGATACTTGCTGTGGGATACCAGTTATTCACCAGCCATGCTGACACCGAAAACTCCAGCGTCATGTGGCCGCGACCAGCTGGCATATCAATAACACCACTGTAAATCAGCGTATTATCCAGCGCGGTACGGTTATAAATTTCAGCACCGTTTTTCCGTACTATCAGGCGGCATGACGAATAAATATCGTTATTCTCCCGCTCATGTTTAGCGCCGCTGAATGCCACCGCCGGAATAACAATTTGCCTGTCAAAAGGCTGATCGTCATAAATCCTGACGGTAATGGTCCCTGATGGCCACCGCTCCGGTGCCCGGGAGTCCCGCGGAAAAGCCTTACCCACTGTTTTGACTATATCGCCTTCAATCTGGTTGGCTGACAGTTTCCCCTTAATCTGACAGTTCTCATTAATTGTGACATTGTTGAGCGTCCCGGCGTTCGCATTCA